GATGCTAGAAATAGTCTCCGTGCGAAGACCTCATCGAGACACTCATCTCGTTGAGGGAAGACGAACCACCTATCACCGGATTGCGACTGGAGTTTGCAATCATCAACCGGAACCCAACCTGAGAACCAGTCCTGAAGAACTGGTACGTTGCGATGCGATTGGGCCGAATGTTGTCAGTCGCCATCTGACTCTCGGTCTGTGAAGACAGTCGGTCAATCTTGCGAGGGTTTGATGTCTGCCAGATCAACCGGTGCGGCTGAGAACCGTACCCGATGTCCACATGCAGTAACGCGGCGTTGATATCGGGAACGTCCGGTGCGTCGTACTCAACAGCGATCCGAGAGATCGTCTTGTTGTTCGGAGTTCCCATGTCCTGAGAGTCCGTCTGGATCAGAGTGGTGTAGCCGTAGTCGGCGTAGTTCACCACGGTGGTCGGATGGTTCGTGCTGGTCCACGCCAGGCCTGACCGATTGTTCGGGTCGGTGGTGCAGTAGGTTCTGGCGTAGACATCAGGCGTGTACTCTTTCAGGCACTTGTCCTGAGAGGAGGCCATGATGAACTTGTAGCCGTTTCCACACGGTGTGCAGTCCGGTTCAAGGCTTGGGTTCGCATCAATCTTGGCGCACAGAGAACCGGTTGGGCTTGGCGGGAGCTTGTAGTCCTCTGTGGTGTTGCGAATGCATGTCAGGCTGGTGTCCAGAACGAACGTGATCGGAAGCGGGTTTCCCTCACCGGGAAGAGGCTGCGGAAGACATGCTCCAATGTCGGCCAGCCACCGCCTCACGTTGGCTTGATAGCTTGGAAGGTGCGAAACAAATGAGGTGAAACCAGACTCAACCAAGCAGGCCTTGCCAATGTCCATCTGGAGGACCAGTGACTTGGAAGGAACCGTCTCAGCGTCAGGAGCCCACGAGAACCACACCATCCGCTCGGCCTCATCGTAGCCACCAACCAGCAAGTGACATGCACCGCGGTTGATCGGGCCGAAAGCCGGCAAAGACGAGGTGGTGACGCCGCCAAGATAGTCGGCGCTGACGCCGTTGTAGATCGCACCGCAAGCACGGTACAGCCAGTCAAGGATTCTCGGGCTGCGGTCGAACTCACCGATGACATAGAGCGTGTCCTCGCCGCCGTAGACGTGCAGTTCGCCCAGATTCACGAGGCTGTTCTCGAACCGCAAAACTTGAGGGCCTCGATAGACCTCGCGGAAGTTGAAAACCTCGTCCCCACCAACCAAGTCCACGTTGTAGATGGCCTTGTCGGTGTAGACGCGGAACTGTGCTCCAAGAGGAGCCATTGCAAGCACCCGCTCGTCCTCACCGAGGTCGATGTAGCCAGCCAAAGACTCAGGTCCGGGCACAAAACTCAGCGGATCGTTGAAGTCTGACCAGAATACACGGTTCTGGTAGACAGCACCCTCGCTGATGACGTTTCCAACGAAGACAAACCCGCGCCAAGCACCAATGGACCGCACCGTAGTGATGTCCATGGCCACGAAGTCGTCCAAAAGCTCGGCGGAGTAGCCGGTAGTAGGGTCCGCAGGCTTCTCCCATGACCACCAGTACGGCTGGTCCATGCCGTTGGTGAAAATTGTGATGCCACCCATCTGGGCGTGCTTCCATCGCGTCTCAGGAACACCATCGGCCGGCACTTCACCACCTAAACCGCCAATCAGGAGCCGCCAGTTGCCGTCCAGACCGGTGTTTGAGTAAAGGCGAGAGCGCGTTCCAGCCAAGAGACGGGTATCTCCGCTTTCGCCACGCATGTGGGCCAGAAAAGTGATGTACTCAGGTGCGCTCATTCACAAACGATTTGAGTGTTGGTGGGCGGAAGCAGGCTGCTGTCTTGTGATGTCTGATTCCAGACCATCAGCTTGTCTGAAACACCAGCGTCAGTGAAATTAATCGCGTCAGCAGGCGCACATCCGTACGCAAACACGTTCTGGTTCGCTGCAGCGTTGGTGTTTGAGTACATGCGGACGGTCTGATTGCCGCCAGCCTGGATAGAGTTGTACTGGAGATCAACGTAGCCTGGAGAACCGGTGGTTACAGCGTCGGTGGTACGTGCAGACACGCGCCACAGGTAGCCAGTCCACGGAACGAACGCATGAACATCCGGCGGGACGATCGAAATCGTCGGGAAGTTGGAGATGATCGGGATGTAGGCAAAAACCGTTCCTCCGGTGAATGAAACCGTGGCCGTCGGGGCCACCACTGATCCCGGGTTTTGAACCGCAACGGTAGCCCCAACAACCGAGATCACCGCCGTGCCGCTGATCACGGTCGGAGACACCGTGTTGGTCAGCAGTTGGTCGTGCAGATCCTCGTTTCCGGCAGGAAGCTCACCAAGAGCAAGCGGCCTCCAGCCGCCGAGACGCCTCAGACGGCCTTCCCGATCGCTGATGGCATTGACGACAAGGCGGAAGTACCCCTCGCTGGTCTTTCCAGCAGGAGATCGCAGATCAAGCGATACAGCATTCAGCTGAATGCCGGTCTCTCTGACACTTCCGAGTCTCTTCATACAGTTCGAGTAGTGCGCATGATGAACCAGATGGCCATCGAGGGCTGAAACACGGAAACACCAGCAGCAGGGGCGGCAGCTTCGCCGTCAGAAATGAGGCCTGTGGTGGCAGCGTTGCCCGTATTCGAGAAATTTCCGTTTCCAGACAGGCTTCCGTCACCCTGAAGCTCGTTGTAGTGGTAATTCCCCGGGAGCGTCCACTGGCGCATGATGAAATCGAAGTCGTTGTTACCTGCGTCGATCGATCCAGCCGCCGCACGGCGTCCAACACCATGGAAATGAGGCTGAACAGGCACCTGATTCGATGCCAGGGTCACGCTTTCTGAGCCGAAAATGTCCCCGTTGTTGCGCTGAGTGAGAGCGGAACCAGCACCAGCACCGGAAATCACACGGCCGCGGAGATCCGGCGTGCCATTGGTTCCGTCACAGAGCCGCCAGAACGGAAGCCCAGTGTCTCCAGTGGGCTTGTTGAGCTCGGCAACAGCAGCTTTCACAGCAGCCTCCGTGTCCGACATGTAAAACGGCATGATCACGTTGGGAGGAGGCAGGAACATCGACTTGAAGTCAGATGTAGCGTTTCCGGCGTCATCAAATGCCCAGTCGAACCACAGCTTCATCTTGGACGACAGCGCCAGAAGATTGGTGATCCGGTTGCAGAAGCTCTCTCCAAGCGTCGCTACAGTGAAACTACTGCCTGTGATCGGCGAACTCATACTCACGGTGGTACTCCGCACATACTCAAGCAGCAAGCGGGAGTCGCTAAATGAAAAGGCCCACCCCCTTTCGAGGATGGGCCGTGCATCAGGGCTGTTCCCTGTTAGTTGTTGGTTGGGTTAGCGGGATCAGTGAGGACCGGCTCAGTCCCAGCGGGGACCGACGAGACGAGTGTAGCAAGAAGTCGATCGAATCCGATGACAGCGCCCTTGGAGGCAAGCAGGTTCTGCTGCGCCTGATTCAGCTGCTGGGTCAGAATGTTGATGTTCTGCTCAAGCTGCTGGATGTTCTGGATAACGAGATCGCGTTCGGCGTTGATCTTAGAGGCAAATTCGTTGGTGTCAGCCATGCGGATTTAGGTGTACAACACCGGCCTCTCAGTGTCAAGCGGTCGGCAACGGGATCAGCGTCAGACCCAGCTTCTCGGCCACCTTCTCGTAGAGGTAGTTGTCGTCAGCACCCCACGCGGTGTAGTCGTCACCAGAGAGGGTGATGTTGCCGCTCATCAGGGCCGGACCCCAGATCGGAGGCAGCACCTGACCGTCCGGCAGGGGCGGGATCTCGGTGATCTGGCGCACCTCGTACTGGGCCGTGCAGGACTGGAACAGCTGCACATTGACGTACGGGATGGCGATGGCGTTGGCGGTTTTGTCCAGCACGGGGGCCGGTTGGATCTGGCGGTAGTTCTGTTGCATATCAGTTTTCTTTCAGCACTTCGGGTGTGAAGGCGTTCAGTGTCTCAGGGGTATCGTACTGCGAGAGATCGATCAACGTAACGTCGCGCAGAGTCTTCTTCTTGGCGGCGATCGCGGCAATGGTCGCGGTATCCCCGTCTTCCAGAGCCCTCATGAACTGCACGTCGAGCTTTTCGAGCAGCGGCTTCCGCAGGGCGCGGAACACACCTCTCTTGATCTCTCGCCCAGCATCAGCATTCCAGTAGACGTCTCCAGAATCTGACACCTTCCAAGACGAGTACAGCATCGACATGCGAGTGATCTCAGGAGAATCAACCTCCTTGACGAACGACGGACGCTGACTGCCATCTGGAAGCGGCATCACATCGGTAACCTGAAGACGACTCAATAACTGCGCCTCCTCTTCAGGGGTTATGCCTTTTGGATAGTTTGGCGTGAGTATCTGGGCACTCCCAGAATCGCCGTTGAACACAATGACTTTCATGGCTTATCGGTCGATAACGACGTGGACATAGCGTGCGTTGTATGTGTTGCCGTCGCCGTAACTGGCGGTGACCTCACAGTAGGTGGTGGTTTTCGGGGTTGCACTACGGGCTACGTTTAGGAATCCGCCGTAGAGGTATCCTCCGTTCGACTCAAATCCAATAGTTCCAGAAATAGCATAGTTGGCATCGCCGAACGCTGTCGAGAAGTTGACCCGATACTGCCCGTAGTTGATGCGCGTTATACTGGAGACGTTGAAGCTCGCGTTGATCGTGATCGCTCCGGTGGTCGGGTTCTCGTTGAACGTGACCCACGCCTTGGCCGC